ACCTAAATGGGTTGTATTATATTCAGCTGAACCACTCGACAATGAAGGATCAAATATAGTATGAGCACTTTCACTTGTAGGTAAATTTTGTCTCTTAATAATAAATCCATTATTAGGATATGCAGAACTCGAATAGATATGACACTTTACTAAATCAGTTATATCCATTCTAATATCTTGAGTCTCATATACTAAATTCTGTGAACCACTTACACTATATTCTGCTGCAGTTCCACCAATACTTCCAGTAAACCAAGTACCACCTTGTGCATCACTGCCACTTACCCATTGTGTTGCGGTGGTATCATTATCACTATATTTCCAACTTGCTCCATCACTCAATGCTGGATCCCTACTGTAAAATCCTGTTCCACCACCCCAACTCTGACTAACAATGTATGTATATAAAGTTTGTTCTACAGCAAGTTCAGTTGATGCTGCATCATAGAGGTTTAAATAATATTTTGCAGTACTTGGTATAGTACCATCTTGAACTGATGAAGAAATAAAATCATAACTAAACTTCATTAAAATTCTTGACACATCAATTTGAGTACCACTATCATTCATATCTTTTCGTACTTCCAAAATTTCATCCAGACCAGTATTAGTTGATGCACTTGGTGTTGCTTGATATATTGTAGTATCTGTTGTTGGGTATTCGAAATAAAACATTAAATATCTCCTACTACTCTACCCTGAATATCTGAATTTGGAAATTTAACTTCGAATATACTTGGGTCTAACGATGGATATATGATACCATCTTTGGTTGCTGTTTGTAAATCATAAACATAACCAGAATAACCCTCTGAATATCTCCACTTATTTTCTATAAGTATTAATTGTTTCTGTGGATTATTATCTATAGGTGGAACAACACTTGCTACTCCATCCACTAAAGAAATTTTATATGCTATATCACTTGTAACAATCGGCTGATTAAATTGCCACTTATCTATATTAAAATGATTCTTAACTGTTTCTACACAATTAAACAATACCTCATTTTTATTAAATCCTCTTTGAGTAATAATTGCAAATTTAATTCCAATATTAATCATATATCCATCACGAATATTTATAGCATCTGTCATCAATCTATATTGTGATAAATAAGTTCTTACATTTTCCTTTACTGCCTGATTTAATCTTACTAAATTTCGATTTCTATCATATCCTAACATATATAAATTCATTGCTAATGGATTAGGTATCGTATTAACTTCATTAGATATCGATACTCCATCATCAGATATAACTTGTGTATTAGAAAGAGACTCATCTTGAACAATATATGCCTTTGAGATATTACCATACTTTTGTGGTAATGAATAAACTCGTGTGATATAATCTTCTTTTGTTACAGCCCTATTTTGAGTATTAAAATATGATAATGCATTTTCTTTAATTTCTTTATCCGTTTCTCCATCAGAACCACCAGTTGCCGGATCCACATTACCAATACTTAAACTATTTTTCATATCATTTACTTTAGAAACTGTTAATCCAGTTTCATCAAGTGTCCAATCTACAATTCGTTTTGCATTTATTTCACCACTTAAAACATTCTCAGTAATCGAACCACCAAATGTATAAACTACAGTTAAAGTCGTGTTACTGGGTGATAAACCAAACGTTCTTGTTTTCAAAAAATTACTTGGATCATATGAAGTATCAAGTTTAGATAGTCCTGTTGCTATGGATGAACCAACATTATCTGGATTAGGTATAATTTCTTCATCAGGATTATCTGAAACTCCTGCACCAAATCTCAATTCTGTTTTACCATCACTACGAATGTATGTTGTAAATCTTCGAGAACTTTTTATTAACTTTAACAAATAAGGTGTATCGTTTGATAGAGATGCTAATTCAGGATCATTATCAGAAGTATTAGCTATAGATTCAAATACTGTATCTTGAGCTAAGAATGGAACTTCATACCATTTATTTCCATCTGAATCAGTAATCGATATAATCTCTACAACTTTAGAATTACTTAAAACTGCAGTATTAAATTTTTCAGCGGAACCAAAAGTAAAAGTTTCAGAATATCTTTTACCAGATTCTACTCGTCCTCTTTTTGTAAGAGTATAATGTGTTGGTGCATTATCAGAAAATTTTGAAATTGCAACATCCATTCTATCAAGAGAAGAAGATACAGCAAAATTAACATCGTCCATCAATCTAAATTCACTACCATTTGATGCTCCAAATAAACTATTACCATCCAATATTGGTGCGTAATCTAAGTCGGGTCTATAGTTAGTATCATCTGTAGTAGTAGAAGGAACTTCAATTGTAAATTCACAAATTGCAGTTGATGGGTGTGAAACTTTTGGTTTATACCCAAGTGATTGAGCAATCTTATAAATATTTTTCTTTTCTTCTGCTGCGTGTAATAAAGATTCTCTAAATTGATTATCTACATAATAATTCATAACATCACCAACATATGCCGCCATCTCAATAAACATCATTCCTGGTGAAGCTTCATTGAAGTCATTATATGTATTTGGAAAATATGATTTAGCAAATTCTATAAGGTTTTGTCTAATAGAAGTAAAATCTCTACCGAGATATCTTACTTCTTTTGAAATTGATTTTTTATTTATTCCGTAATCTGGCATCTTATATTCCTACATTAAAATTAAATGTTATAGTATCAAGTGAATTAGAATCTTCAACATCTACTGAATATTCAATTGTTAATAATATTTTATTATTGTCTTGTTCATCTAAAGATACAAATACATTTGCAATAGTTACATACGGTATCCAAGTTGATATAGCCTCTCTAACTGACTCTTCAATACCATCTGCGGTTGACTCTTCTATTGGTTCAAATAGTATTGTATTAATATCACATCCGAAAGTTGGTTGACCTAAACGTTCTCCTTTGGCAGTCAATATGAGATTTTTTATGTTACTATACACTTGTTCTCTAATCGTTTGAGATTGTTTAAAGTGTCCAGTTCTACCACTCTGCAATGGAAGAGTAACTCCTACATAAACATCTTTATTCTCATTTATTTCTCTTACTGATGCCATTATTTATTCCTATGGACGAAAGGTTTCGCCACCTTTTCCCTTTTTCTGGTCTATTGCCTTCATAACAGCTGAATAATCTTTTGTTAGTGCATTCATTACACTTTCAGGAACCTGTTCTGAAGTTACACCAGCATCTTTTAAAGTTTGTACTGCTCCAACTTCTCGCTGAACTTCTTTATTGTCAGCTCCATATCCCATTAATTCAGACATTTTTGAACTATCAAAAGTTACACCACCTAAATCTGGATATTCTTCATATTCACCTGTACCACCTTGTGCACCTTCAATTCCACCTACAGTTTCATTTAAAACTTCATTTAATATTGAATTAGATGTATACTGTACTTTTTCCCTACGTGGTTTTTTTCTAACAATAGGTTTTGATTTTTTTGAAGATACCGCTGAAGTGCGTTGTTCACTAATAAGTATCTTACTTACTTCTTTTTTTACTTCTTGTTTAACTACTTCTCGTATTATTTTTACGAGGTCTTTTTTAGTCATAGTAACTCCTATTACTTTGTTTTTACAATTTTACTTAAATATGGGCCGGCTGTTATCATCTGAGTCATTTTGGTATTTAGTTCTTGTAACTTTATGTTCTCTTTAGTTTTACTCAGAACTTTTTGAGGATTCGGCATTGGCCCTCCTGGTAATGAAGCGACTCTTTCAATTTCATTTTTACCAATGGTTGCAGTATTCTTTTGAATCTCAGCCTTTAAAAGTATATCAAGTACCTTTTTTAATTCTTTACCAAGTACACCTGGTTCTGTTGCATCTACCCCACCTAATTTTATAGCACCATTTTCAGGTGATTCTATTACGGTTTCACCAAGAGCACCTATAGAAATATTACCACTACTTATTAGTCCAATATTTCCTGCTCTTTTTGTATTTAATACAATTTGATTACTGTTAATAAATATTTCAGACATAGGAAATTTAACAAAATTATCTACTTGAGGTGTAAATGCCATAGAAATATTTTGTTTAGTCATAGTTCCAATAACTATTGTAGAACTTTCTTCGTTTGTAAAATTTTCTTTTCGTGGTTTTAGATTAAAATCAAATCTTTTTCTTTGACCTGTATGTAAAGTTATTTTAGATCCATCAAGACCTTCAGCATTAGTTTCTCTATCACTACCAAGTCTAATAGTATTTCCAAATCTACCTTCAACAACCACATCACCTTCTTCTGCCATTAATCTTGGATAATTTTTTACTTCGTGATAATATCCAGTTTTAAACTTTTCCTCACCAGTATTTACAACCTCTTTGTGTTTCTCATCCTCAACAAATTGAACATACACATCTCTTTTATCTTCCACATCAATTATACTAAGATTGGGTTTTAAATTATGTGAAGGACTTCCATAAAAATTAAAAGGACTAAAATAAAATTTACTACCTTTTGTATCTTCTGATATTTGAGCAATATAAACAAGTTCACCAACGATAGGATAAGTCATTATATTAGGATTCAATGGCTTGCAATCTGTTAAATAATCTACAGGCTTTCCTTTTTCACTTACAATATATCTAGCAAGAATTCCACCATAATATGCGTAATTTGGCTTTCCATTAGCTCTTTTTGGAAATGAAGATTTAGTTTCATCTAAATGAACCTCTACTACTTCAGCCATTTCCAATTCATAAAATTTATGTTCGGACTCTATCTGTTTTAAATAATCTTTAAGGTGACCTGCAGTTAAAATTAATCTTCCCTTTGGATTAATTCCCGCATCCTTTCGATCTGTGTATCCCATTTAATTTTCTTTCGGTACTGTAATATTATCTGTTATGCCTTGTGTTCCTTTTGCAACATCTTCTATATCTTTTAATAACTGTTCTTTTTCTTTCTCTGATAAACCAAACTCGTCTGTAGAATCAGCCTTACTATGTGCTGTTGCTATCCTTTGTACGACTGTTGCTAACTTAACAAGTTGTTCATCATTCTTTACATTGATTTCTAAATACTCTTTCAACATTGGAATGATTTGCACAGCGGTATCACCATCTTTGATGAAACCAACTACTTCTTTCATCAGTACTTCTAATTGTTCTTTGTTTCGTTTGGAATTATCATAGATGTCTTTGAATACATCTGAAAGGGTTTTACCCTCGAATACTTCAAAATCTATTGCCATAAGATTACCTATATTATTACATTAATAAATATAGGCAACCCAAAAAATAGTCGTATATAAATATATACTGAAGTCGTTTTGGAAATATATACAATAGTTATTATTGTCGGAAATGAAACCGACAAATGGCAATAACTAACGGGAGATTAACCAATGAGGGAAGTCATAACACTCGTAAAGGGTTGGGTAGACGATGTAGCTCATCTTCTACTTTCCTTTGTTTCCATTGGTGCCATTTCTGAAGTTATCTTTGGAACTGGTATCTTTGGCGTAAATGTTATCGGTAACCTGACATCTATCATAAACAAGTTCGGCGATTCTGGGTTCGCAGGACTCGTCGCATTGTTGGTGTTAGTGGGTTTATTCCGTAAGTAGTACTAATCGGATAAAAGATAAAAAGGGGAAGTCTTAATTGATTTCCCCTTTTTTATTATAGAAAACTACCAGTAAATTTGGTATCTACTGAACCACTATATTCAAAATTTCTTTTCAATTGAGTGTGGTGTTTTTTCATAACATTAATTACTCGTGTGATATGTTGAGTATTACTACCAGTCATTTCACGAATTAAAATATACAAAGCTTTTTTGTTAAAGTTATCAATCCTATCTTTCATATCAATCAACTCTATAACAGCATTAGCAACATCCAAATCTTTTTTTCGTTTGAATACAGTTGTTAAATTATGTTTCCAATAATCAGCCAGTATAGTAATATACTCCATATTCATTTCTTTTTTATCTCTGGATTTCATTTCAGTCATTGGATTTCTTTTATAATCCGTTACTGAATAATCATCGTGCTGTTTCATACGTTTATAATTGTTATTGTTATGTAGAATTAAATAATTCTTGGCAACAATACTGAAGTATGAGAAGGCCTTACCCTTACCCTCAGTAAACTTATGCATGTTCATATAAAGGAAGCTAACCACCTCGTGCTTCACATCCTCACTCGGAACATCAAAGTAATAAAACTTAAATGTATGGATGATATTTTCAGCAAGTTTTTCAAATGCAAATCTAATGTGGTCATTATAGATTCTCTCCCTCATATGAGGACGAGTTTCTTTATTATGACGGATAATTGCATTCTCCGTTAACTGAGTAAAATATTGTTTCTTTTTAGCTTTACGAGGCATTATATTTCCTTTTCTGTAATTGTGGTTAAATCATTTATAGCTTCTTGTATAGCCTTGAATACAGTTCCAACCTCATCGTCAGATTGAAACTTACCCTCTGAATCTAATTCGTCAAGTATGTTCTTGGTTTGTATTATTCTTGCGGAATAATTCTCAACCCAATCTTCTAATCGTTCTACTTTTCTAAATTGATTATAAGTTGTATATCCAAGTGTTATTGTTAATATTATTGCGATTCCAAATAATATATCTAAAACCATTTTGTGCTCCTTTGTTCTTGTTCTAAACGATTCATACATATTTCATATACCTCTGAATCTATTTCAGAACCTAAAAAATTTCTTTCTGTTTCTAAACAGGCTACTGCCGTTGTTCCAATTCCAATAAAAGGATCAAAAACTACATCACCTCTTTCAGTATAATTTTCTATACAACGAATTACCATATCTTTAGAAAAATTATAACTATATCCTTTATAGGATTGGTGAGGATGAAACCAAGTATCGTATTTAAATTGTTTAGTGTTTTTGGATTTATAATTTCCTTTACCATAACATAAAACAAATGCGTAATTATAACGATACATATTTATTTCTCTTGACTTCTCCCAAATCTTTTCATTTAATAATTTATAACCTAATTGTTTCATTATTTGTGTTACATATTCGTGTTTTGGAATAGTCAATCTTTTATATCTACGATTACTAACTACAATAGTTACTACATTTTTATTAGGATTTAATTTAGAATAAATCTCCCTCATCCATCCAAAATACTTTTCATCATCCTTTATAGGTGTCAATCCTAACTCATCATAATCGGGTGGTGAGAAAAAAACATAATCATAATTTATTTCTCTATTAGAAATTGTATCTAAACAATCTTCATTGAAGATTTTATTTTTCACCAAACAACTCGTCAAACAAATCTTTAGCATTATCACCAGAGAGTTTAGTTTCTACTTCTGTTTTAACTGCATCTTTTATATTGGTAACAGATTTTTGAACTTTCTCTTTTGATTTTGTCTCACCATATTTCCATTCAGTATATTCTGCCCTTGTTGCCATATGGTCTGCCCAATGAATCAAATATGGTAAACTTGAATGAAAACTATTTTCTGGTTTAAATGTTTTTAAGTACTGAACATTTGCCTCATCATACATACCATCAGAAACTTTAATGGATAAGAATTCTAATTGTGAAATCTTTACATCAAAATGTTGTAGTAACCATATAGCCCTATCTGTAACACCCATGTATTGCATTTCAGGGTTTTGTGTAAACCACTCATTGAGTTTCTTTCTTCTCCAATCATCTTCTTGTGGTAAATAATATTCATTCTCTAAGTCACCGACCTTACCTAAGTCGTGATGTAATGCACAAAATACCAATTCTTCTTCAGTAAAATCTATTACTGCTCCGATTGATTCATACACTTTCATTAACTTTTTTGCCGTATCTACAATATGTAATACGTGTTCTATATAACCACCAGCAAAACAATAATGATAATTTGGTTTTCCACTTGCTGGTGCTACTATCATTCTATCTTCAAAAAACTTATACATCTTTAAAAGATTTTCTTTTCGTTCACCCTCAAATGTTTCTTCAACTATATCGACTAACTTTTGATAGTTATCCAATAGTTGTTGTTCAGTTAGATTTTTCATAACCTATTTAATTTCTCCTTTGGTAATTCCATCCTATGTTGCCAAGTTCCTATTGTTTGTACAATACGATACTTACCTTCATCTGTAATTTCTTCAACTACATATGCTGGGTCACCTTGTTCAATAATACCACTCATTCTTGGTAATACAAAATCACCAACTTTTATTTCCTTATTTGACATTTTTAGCCTTTCCTAAATACTAATATGGGTTCAAATTTAAAATAATTTCCGTTAACTTCAACAGAATTTTTTCCTTGTTTTGGATTTAATCCAATCATTTTGGTCATTAACATTTTTAGTTTACCTTCATATGTACAACCTAAATCTTCTAATATATCAATACTATCTTGTTCCAATGGAATAAATTTATCACTACCAACTTTGATATCGGCTATGTTCCAACAAATATATCG